GATAGAGTGACAAAATATGAGCCTATCTATTTTGTCAAGAATTATTTGCAGATTTCAAAAACTACTTTTTGATCCTAAATGCTCTTACTTTTTAACCAGACCCTGAGGATTATGTGCAAAGGTCTTCTGAAGTGTACAAGCACCTGGTCGAGCAGGATGGCTATAAGGTCATGAAGACCTTCCTGCTGACCGAGCCTTCCTTATATATAAAGGAGATGGCAGACTGCCAGGCCAGACATCTGGTGCCAGCCGGCTTCATTGAGATCACTCTCAAGGTGGATGGCAAGGACCTGCACAGTGCTTTGATCTACAAATACAGCGAGGAGGACAAGCATGAGCATCTATGATGAGATCGATCCTCTGGCCTATGCGGAGCTCTATCAGAGCATCTATCCCGATTGGAAGGGTAAGCAGGAGCTACTGGACCTGATCGGGAATACCCAGGCGATCAAACCCAAGGTAAAACCTCAACCAGCACCTATCAGCGAGCCTGCTGAGATCATTAAGCATGATCCTGGCATAGTCCTGGAAGGCGAGGTATGCGATCTTGAGGATAAGGTAGAGGATTACATCGACTTCACTCCTGAAGAGCGGGTGCCCGTTAAGTACGATAACGAAGCCAAGCTCCTCGGTTACTTTTGCAGCACGGTGCTGGATCGGCTCCATACCTGCGAATCCAAAGGCCGGGAGTGGGAACTGATCACTGAGGAATACAATCAGGGCAGTCTGGTGCCGGAACTATATGCCTTAAAGGGGAAACGCACTGAGAGAGCCTTGCGTATCTGGCTGGGACGCTATGAGCAGAGCAAACAGGACATGTATGCCCTCCTGCACGGTAATCGCTATCAAAAGCGGCAACGCAAGATCACCGAACTGGAAGGCAAAGTGCTGCTGGTGATCCTGCTGCATCCCAACCGGATCAGCATCGGCAGCGCTCTCAAGTTCCTGAAAGCCAAAGCCGAGTCCGGTTTGATCGACTCTCCCAGCTCAGTACCAACCTTAAGACGCTGGGTCGAGGAATGGCGGGACGATAACCTGGCGGTCTGGGAGCAAGCCCGGCAGGGCAGCAAGTTCGTGGCAGAGCATATCATCAAGACCATCCACCGGGATAGCAGACTGCTGAGTGTGGGCGAAGTCTGGGTTGCTGATGGGCATACCCTGGCCTTCGATATCGTCAATCCCAAGACCGGTAAAGCGCAACGCATGACCATGATCATGGTCTTCGACTGGGCTTCCAGATACCCTGTAGGTGCCACGCTCGCCTTCACCGAGGATAGCCAGCACATCCAGGCTGCCTTCCGTAACGGCTTCCTCAACTGGGGAGCCCTGCCCCAGTATGTCTATCTCGATAATGGCAAGGCCTTCAAAAGCAAGCTGTTCCACGAACAGTGGGAAGGCCATGACCTGGCCAAGGAACTGGGTGGCATCTTTCCCAAGCTGGGAATCAAAGCCCAGTTCGCCGAGAGTTACAATGCCAAGGCCAAGGTGATCGAGAGGTTCTTCAAGACCTTCCAGGAGCAGTTCGAACGCTTCATCAGCAGCTTCCGGGGAGCCAATGTAGCCGATAAGCCCTCCACTCTGATGCGTAACGAGAAGTGGGCAAAGAAGCTCTATACCTCAGAACCTCCCACTACCGACGAAGCGATGCAGATGATCGGTTATTACATCAGATATGTATATGGCAATACTCCCCACCGGGGACTGGATAACCGCAAGCCCTGGGAGGTATTCAATTCGGCTCCTAAGCCCTCTGACAGACTGGTCAATCCCTCCCGACTCAACTTCATGATGCTGAGCGTGGAGCGCAAGGCCATTCGCAACGAAGGCCTAGTGCTGAATAAGATGAAGTACTGGCATCCTGCCCTGGTCGAACACATGGGCAAGCCGGTGGTAATCAGGTACGATCTGGCTGATGCGAGATGGGTGCTGGTCTATGATGAAGCGGATGTCTTCATCTGCCAGGCAGCCCTGCGCCAGACCCAGCATCCCTTCATCCAGGCTGATATGCAGAACAGCAAGTCACATAAGGAATACCGCCAGGAATACACTCAGATCAAGAAGCTGCAGCGGCTGACCGAACAGCGGACCCGGATGTTCGTCCGCAGCAATCAGGAATCGGTGGATAAGCTGCTTAAAAGCTACGTGAACGAGCTCCCAGCCGATAACAACCCCACCTTCATCCAACCAGCCATGATCGAGGCTCCCGCACCGGGTCCAGAAGAGGAGATCGCCAGGCTGGAGCAGATAGTAATCGAGCAGGATCAGGCAGCAGCTACGAACCTGCCAGAGAATACCAACAACGATCAAAATCAAGATGTTATCGAAGGCACGAGTGAGTTCGATCCCTTCGATGATGAGGAATTCAAACAAATGCTTAAGACGATCGGAATCAAATAAGGAGGATTAGATGAAGCAAGGTAAACTGGTACCGATCCACAACGTCAAGAAAGCCGATGAGTGCATCGACTTCCTGCTCAAACGACCCCGCCTGGAGATGGTGGGTCTGGGTATGCTATATGGCAGACCCGGCCTCGGTAAGACCACCTATGCCAGGCGCATGGCCTGTACTCGTGGCTATGTCTATATCAGACTGGAAGCCACTTCCACACCCAAAACCTTCGCCAAGGAACTGCTGCAGAGCCTGTACCTTAACTTCGGGATGGGCGACTATCTGCCAGTCGGACCCTGTAACACACTCTATAAGCAATGCATCCGGCTCTTGCATATGCACGAGGATACGGTCATCATCATCGATGAGATCGACTACGCTTTCCGCTATCCTGAGCTTCTGGGTTCGATCCGGGACTTGGTGGATCAAACCTTGGCAGTGGTGATCTTGGTAGGGATGCAGAATGCCAAGGACAGGCTCAACCAGATCAATGCCTACTACTTCGACCGCTGCAACTACTTCTATGAGTTCGAAGCAGTTAGCAAGGACGATATTAGAATGTTAGGCACGGAACTGATGAACTGTCCCTGCCCGGAGTCTCTGGTCAACTATATCCACTTCAACGCAGCCGGCAACCTGAGAAAGGCCATCAAGATCATGCACATGATCGAACTTCGCAGCAAAATGAACCCCATCCAGGCCATGAACGAGATCAATACCAAACTGGGGGCCTTATGACTTCCAAAGATCTGGTTATCCGCTTCGTCACCTCCAGCAGAAACTTCTTTGTGATAGAGCAGATCATGGAATGCACAGGACTGTCCCGGCGAGTCATCAAGCGTGTTTTGAATGAACTGGTAGCGGAAAACTGTGTTCGCCAGATCTCGAAACGTGATCCCGTCTATAGCCGGGACTATGAGCACACAGCCAGAATCAGCACCATCCACTGTACTAATTGGGCTTATAGCATCGAAGACTGCGAGAAGCTCATGTGGTCACTGGAGGACTGTTACATCAGATCTATCAGAGCAATTGCCGCTAAAATCGGTAGAAGCCGCCAGTGGGTCTTCAAGTATCTGGAGGCTCTGATCTCGGTGGATGCCGTCGGTATCAGAAAGGCCGGATACTATGTAACCTGCTATGAGAACATGCATAAAGTGGGCACTGTAATCACCAAGGGCATCATCAGACAGAAACGGATCGAGTGCGGCATCAAACCCCAAAGACGCCGCAAGAAAACAACTCAACCCACTATCAATAAGTAAACAGCGAGGGCATTCTATGACTCAGGAACAGCGAGAACGAAAACTACGTCAACAGATACATGGCCTTAGGGTCAAGAAATTCCACTGGCCGCTCGATGCCTTCAGGTTCATCATCATGGGCCTGGGCTATGGCGAATCGCTCAGAGCCTTGCCGGAGGATCGCTTAACTGAGTTGAAGGCACTACTGCTCAAGTACCGCAAGCATGGCAGACCTCAAGTCTTTACTTTCGACCGCCAGGGCAAGTATATGTTCTATCTCATGAAGTCTGCTGGCTGGACCGAGTCCGAGTTGAGGGCATTCATGATCAACCACTTTTCCAAAACCCACTGGAATCTACTCAACAAGAAGGAGCGCAGAGCTGTGATCGCAATGCTGCAGAACTACATCAAACAGAATGAAAAGAAAGCCAAAAATACAACCAACAAGGAGACATCTAATGGACACCCCCAAGACCCCCAAGCCTAAGAAATCCGTACCCAACCGCATTGATGCTAACGGCCAAATCATCCCGGTCTCGATCATCAAGCCGGAGATCCTCAAGCAGGATGCCATCGTAATCAAGACCATCAACCGGGCTATTAAACTGCATGACCGCATGGTAGCCGACAAGAACCAATTCTTCCAGGACGTGGAGCTTTACCTCCAGCAGGTAGCTGAAAAGAATGGACTGGACTGGAAAGGCAATGCCGTCCTCAATAGCTTTGACGGCAAGTACCGGGTTGAGATCAGGTTCAAGGAACGCATCCAGTTCGGTATCGAACTCCAACTCGCCAAGCAAAAGATCGATGAGTGCCTGAAAGCCTGGTCTGCCGACTCCAACGTGAATCTCAGAGCCATCATCAGCGAAGCCTTCCAGGTCGATAAGAAAGGCGAGATTGCCAAGTATCGCATCCTGCGTCTGCGCCGCTACAACATCAAGGATCAAACCTGGAAGGAAGCTATGGAACTGATCGACCAGGCCATCCAAGTGGTATCCACCAAGCAGTACATCAACTTCTATGAACGTGACGAGTCCGGCCAGTTCCGTCAGATCGTCCTCAACTTCCCTGCCCTTTGAGAAACAGTGGCAGCGTAATGCATCTCAATTTGATAAGAACACTGGAGAATGAATAATGGCACCTATGAATACCAACACTGCAGAGGAACTGAATACGATGAGCATCTTCAATGATGAACGCACATACCGCACCGATGAGATAGCCGATATCCTCAAGGTCGACCGCTCCAGCGTCTACCGCTGGATACGTGACATCGGTGATCCTCTGCCTGCTTTCAGAACTAAAGAAAACGGACAGCTGCGCTGCTCCGGTAAAGACCTCAACCTCTATCTGCTAAAGCACAAGGTACGCCCCGAGTATGAGTAATAGCCGTGAGTTCCGCATCAAGCGGGACAACTGCAAAGAAGCCTATCTGAATGGCAAGACCGATCCGCTGGAACTGGCGATGATCTTCGGAGTATCCGATATCACTGTTCGCAAGTGGATCAAGTCCGGCAAGTGGGATGAGCTCTTCAAAGAAGAGAACCAACTCGACCACGAGATCGCCATAGCCCGCAAGAAGGCGCTCATTCAAGCGCTCCGGGAATATGCCAAGAATCCTGCCGATACAGCCATCCAGAGCCTGGTAAGCATGATGAAGCAGGATCAGAAGGATCGGCAGCCATCCAAGGAGTTGAACGATTACATCGTGCGCTTCCTGGATCAGGTTACCGACTTCATGATCGAGAAAGGACATGAGACCTTGCTTAAGCAGTTCCAAAGTATTCTGCACGATCTGGCAGAATACCTGAGAGTGAGAAATGGTTAACCTTCCTGCATCCTACATAAGGCCTCCCAAGCCTAAGCCCATGCCTACAGACCCGACCTACCCTCCAAGCCAACAGCCCGACATGGTCAGTCCTCCGACCTCCGGGTCCCCGACGTCCGTCCCCCTGGGCGTCGGGGGGTTACCCGGTTATGCCTAAGAAGTTCATCCAGCGGCATAACAAGGCATTGGCGGAGATCGCATCCAAAACGATCTCCGTCTTGCCTTTTATAGACGATAATCCCGAAGCTAAGGCTGAGAGGATAAAACGAACCACAGCAGATGGATGGGATGCCTTCTCGTTCTTCTGCCATACCTATTTCCCGCATATCTTCCCACTACCTTTTTGCCCAGCACATGAGACTATGTTCGATGAGACTGATAAGGGCTCAGGCATCATCGGAATCACAGGTTTTCGTGGTCTGGGCAAAACGGTACTCATGGGAGTGGTCTATCCGATCTGGAAGATCATCCGAGGCGAACGCTATGTGATCCACACAGCAGCAGACGTAGATCTGGCACAGGAGCGCACAGCCTTCACTTTGCATGAACTGCAGAACAATAAGCGACTCACTATGGACTATCCTGAGCTGCAGCCAGTGGATGCCTTTGATCTCGACTTCTATCTCAAGAACAAAGCCAGGATCAGAGCACGTTCAATCAAGCAGTCTCACCGGGGGACTATCAATCCCAAGACTGCCAAGCGGCCCGGACTGATCGTCTGCGATGATATCGATAAAGAAGAGAACATGGGTAACCAGTCCATCGGTAAGAGACGTATGGAGAAGATTACCCAGGAGCTTGCCGGAGCACTCTCACCTGAGGGAAATGGCAAGATCGTCTGGCTCGGTAACCTGGTGCATCCCAATTACTCCATCTGCCAATTTCAGGAACTCATATTAGGCGAAATGCGGGCCGATAATCCAGATTTGGACTTGGGATACCAATCGGTTCTGAAAACGCACCAGAAAGCGATTTTGCGCTTCTCTCTCGAAGATCAGCATGGTAAGTCCACTTGGGAGGCTCAATACCCCACAGCAACTCTGCCAAACCTGCGAGCCAAGTTCGGACATACCGGTTATCAAAGAGAGATGCTTGGGCAGCCGGTAATCGAAGGTAACATCTTCAAGAACCACTGGTTCACCAAGTATAGATCTCTACCTGAGCCATCCCAGATGAAGCGGGTCTGGCTCTATGCCGATCCTGCCTGGGGTGAGAAGGGCTGTTACAAGGCTGTTATCTCCATTGGCTATGATGGTAGCCGCTTCTATGTGATCCACGTTTGGATACGTCAGACTGAGAACACAAAATTCTTCAGATATTACTATGATGCTTATCAGGAGTTGGATCGCACCTACCGGGTAAAAGCTAGGGCAGCCTGTGAGACTACTTATGGTCAGGCACGTATCCTAGCAGACTTTGATCGGTGGGCTACCGATAATTATCTGCCACCAATATCGCACCGAATCAAGCGCATAGACAATAAAGACAATAAGAACCTCCGCATAGAGAGAACTGAGACCATCATCGAGACTGCCAAGGTGCTCTTTCCGGAGGGTCAAGACACACCAACCCTAATCTCCCAGTTCCTCACTTATCCTGATGGCTATATCGATGGCTGTGACGCTCTGGCAGGCTGTCTGGAGCGGTTCTCTGAATACGATATTGGCAGGAACAGAGTCAAGGTCAGGAGGTTTAGTTTCTGATGAACTACTATGATCAGCTAATGCTGGAGTACTACCGAGTCCTGAACAATGTCTGGAAATCCGAGATCAAGGATGCTACACGGCTTGCCATCCAGATGCTGAGCGATATGTCCAGAGCTGAGAAGATAAACAAGGACTCCATAGATAAGCTTATGGGCATCATCAATACCCAGTTGGGAGATGACTTAGCAGCACTGGTCAATGAGCCCACCAAGGCGATTATTGACCGCTTTGTGCGGCTGGGACTGAGGGACACCCAAGTGCAAGCCCCCACCAAGACCAGCATTGGACTCTGGGGCATCGAAGATCAGCATCTATCCACAACCATCCAGAAGCAGCAGTTGTTCTGGATCGGGAATCACTTTGAAGCAGACATAAGGCAGAACTTCGCTGACACACTCACCACAGCAATCGAGCAAGGCTATACTAGAGAGATGCTTGCCGATACTCTCAAAGACCAGTTTGGTGATATTGCTGAGAAGTCATCTCATTACTGGCAAGGGTTGGCGGAGCACACAGCCCTGAGAATCCGGGAGTTCGGCAGACTGCAGGGCTACAAAAAAGCCAAAGCCAGATACTACAAGCTCGTGGTGATCCTGGATGACCGAACCAGTGACATCTGCCGGGCTCTGGCTGCCCAGGATAGAGTCTATCCCCTAAACGATGCCCTCGAAGTGATGGACAAGCTCATGGCTCTGGATACCAAGTCCAATAGCCTGGATGATGCCAGAGACTACATCAAAGCACTCGCACCTTGGATCAAAGACGATCAAATCGAATACGATTCAGAGATGAACCCGGTAGGCGTATCAGGGGCGCATACGCCGTTTCCACCGTTTCATTGGAAGTGTAGAACGACGACTATGGTATCTATATGATTGGCAATAACACTAAAGAGGTCATCTGACAAGGGTAACCTTTTTACTCAACGCCCCTATCCCATTGACCTTCAGGTTGAGCAGGTAGATGCCGCTGGAACACTGCCTGCCAGCTTCATCCCTGCCATCCCAATAGCTGAACTGCTCACCTGCCTTGCCGGGATCAAGCGGGATGCTCTTTACTTTTTGTCCCTTGATGTTGTAGATGTCGATGCTTGCGCTTGTTACCCCTGCTTTGTCATTGCACTGATTGGAGGGCAGGACTACTTTAAGATTGGTAAAAGCAGTAAAGGGGTTGGGGTAGTTGCAAATACTGAAGGTGGGAACCATTACAAGATCGTTAATATCAGTCTGTCCTTGCCATTCATAGGCACCCATATCAACATAGTCTCCATAGATGCGAGGATTACCTATAAGGTCATATTCTGGATAGTGAAAGACATCTGGCATTTCCAGCCATTGAAGGTCAGTTGTACCAGCATCAATACATGGGGAGCCTGAGATAAGAGAAAATGGATTATCTGCAACCGCACCAGCAAACAATGGCTCGCCGCTCAGATTATCCCCATACCATTCAACAATGTTTCCGGAGTATGCATTGTTTACTGTGTCCAAAGGATGCTCAAATGATCCTACAAAGGAGTTAACAAATCTGAGTCTAGATGGGTTAAACATTGTATGTAGATATACATTGGTTGGGGCAGGATTATGGATAATACTGTTAATAAAAGTAGCATTCATCCCGTCAATCAGTTCAACAGCCGATCCATTCCCCGAACTATAAGAATTGTTCGCAATAGTTGCATTGATAAAGTAGCTCTCAAAACTCTGGTAGTTTGGTAGAGCATTAAAAATCCTGATTACATTGTTATCTCCTCCATTAGAGTTGCAATTGGTAATCTCGAGGTTATTAAATATATTGTCTCCTATATCAAATGTACTCAGAAAAACGATTCCCAAAGCTGTTCCACCCCCAATAGAACCATGAGGGTAGCGTTGGAAGTTGTTTATGCGAACGTTTTCTGCATAGGTGTTTCCATTAGTTAGATAAATGCCAATTGAACCTATACAGTCTTCTATTGTGATGTCCTTCATGGTAAGTCTGCCCGGACTCTGGAACCTCATCATAGCGTACGACCTGTTAAAATCCATAGGCAGACAATTTCTGAAACTGATGTTCTCAAGCGTTAAGCTAAACAAATTCAAGCCAGAGCCTTCAAGACGGGATATGCAATGAATCAGATTGGTCTGCCAAAACTGCTGATCTGTGGTTGCCTGAATGCTAATGTTCTTGATCAATACTTCTTTTTCGCCATCCCATCCTCCAAAGAAAACTCTTGGTCCCGTAAAAATGACTCCTTGTTCACTTTCTCCTATTATGTTTACATAGCTACGCAGATTCAGGGGAAAGTGTTGCTCTTCGCCATAAGTGCCATTCGCCAGATGTATCGTATGATGGTTAAGATTATCCGCTCCTATCTTCAGTATAGCCAAGGCAATTGTTTTCATCGGTTCATCAGGAGACAAACCTGAATTTGCATCACTCCCATGAGGGCTAACATAAAAGTCTGAAAACTGCTGCTCAATCACTGCTTCGTTAATGACCAGATTATACGTCATATAATTCGTTTCTCTATATGACTCTAGATGAATAGCTTCCCTAGTGTATATGGAAGTTGTAGATACAGTAAACTTATCTAGATATATATCAAGATTGTCAAAATACTGAGAACCAAAAAATATATCACTTGCATGCATAGCGTAATTAGAGTATATGCTGCATCGATTAATGGGATCAAAAGTAAGGGTTGGAACTGAGCTTGTTGAATAACCTCCAAAATTCACCCCTCCACCAGATGACAAAGCATAATTATGAGCGATAGTTGTCCCCGCCAAATAGCAAGTACTCCAACTCAGTTGAATACCTGCGCCAGACATCGCTTTGTTACCTATAAGCATGCTATTGATCAAAGAAAGATCACTATTCTCGGCATACACAGCCCCACCTATGGGAGCATTATAAGAATTATCTGGAGTTCCAATACCGTTTGTCATGTATAGTCCCTGTAGAGTGACAATAGAGTAATCCCAGATTGCAAAGCAGCTCCCGGACTGGTCAGCATCAATCACAGTTTGGTTTACATAGGTGCTATCTGCTGTAATCAGTTCCAGACTGCCGATAGTTAGGTATCTGCCTATGATTTCCACATTCTCATAATAGGTTCCAGGATGTATTAGGATCGTATCTCCATCTGCTGTAGCATGAATTGCTATTTGGATACTGGTAAAGTCCTGAGTACCGTCCAATGATACCTGTATTATACTTGCATAAACCATTAACGGCGTTAAGATTAACAAGACCAACAGTATGCTTTTCATTTATCTTTCCTTTTCACTTAACTTAAGTTGAAGGGAACTGTGTAACCAATTCCCTTCAACTAGTATTACCTATTTCATTAACAGCATCTTATGAGTGTATGTATCATGTTTTGTACTCAGACGCATGAAGTAAATACCGCTACTCACAGTATTCCCCTGGTTGTCCTTACCATTCCATGAAACGATATTCTTACCACTGTTATAGAGATATGTAGGAAATCCTCGAACTTTTTGTCCTTTTGCATTGTAAACCATTATACTCACTTCAGCTTTTTCGGACAAGGAAAACGAGATACTGGTATCAGGATTAAATGGATTAGGAAAGCTGGTAACTGCTGTCAGCATGCTGGGAGACTCAATGTTATCCATCGAAGTATCTCCTAACAGCTTTACTTGATACCAACCATCCGTTTGAGCTATGATGCTTCCCATAGAGTAAGTATTATCATTTTTGTTAAGTATCTGATACACACTCTCGTGTAGCGGTAGGGCTTTTGACTTGGGAAGTATCTCAAATGTTATAGGTGTAGGATCATCTACATCTGGGTAAGTAAGTATCTGACAAGGGATAATGTCGGCCTTTACTCCTCCAATGCATGTGTCGCCTTGGAATACTCCAATTTCTTCAACATCCTCAGAATTGGCAATCTCTAAAACATCAATAACCATATAATCGGGTTTATCTTCCCACTCAAAGAACTCAGCTTTTGCGATTCCTAATGTAATGTTATGAGGTGCATAGGATCTATTCCAAGAAAAAGCAAGTTGATTGTTCTTGAAGGTAACAATGTAACCTTTACCAAAATCCATATTTTTACCTGCAGTAGAATGAGTGTATGGATCTGTTCCAACAGAAAAATCATTCCTAGGGTTTTCTGGAGGAATGCGATAAAACCAATCTTCAGCTCTCACACTAAACACATCAGACCAGGCTTCCCCAAAAGCATCTACTATGTTTTGAGAAGGCAATAGGGTATAACTAAGCCAATACGGTTGGTATGCTGTGACACCCCATTGTACAGTCGCATTCGGATCAATCAGCGCAGCATCTTCCATCACATACCCTCCAAAACTACCAGTGTAAGTATGCATAGTAGGCGAATCATAGTCGAATTCCAGCTTGTACAGCTTACGTTGAGTCAGGGGGACAGTATCATTAGTCCAATAATTAGGGATCCACTCAGTATATTCATTATCTCCATCACCGTAATACACGGTGTGCAGTCCGCCCATATTGTTCTGTGTAAAACTGTTTAGGATGGATATGTTTCCAGTTCCGTTGTTTACCATAATCGGTAACCCAGCCCAGTTTATTCCTTCGTGGTACGAGAGTTTCAATGAATACAAATCGGCGGCTTGGTTATCCCCGATATCCACCCCAAAGTCTGGCAATCGTACCACATTCCCAGTTGATGAAATGTAAACGAGTTCATTGAGATCAATCTCATGTATCGACGGATAGCTTGGGTGGATGAAGTTAACCCCATCTGGAAAAATGGTCATTACTCCGCTGTATCGTTTGTTAGCTGCAGGGCTCAAAGTACTTTGGAAGTACAATAATGGGTGGAGTTCGTCATCCGTGTATCTATAGGCATACAGATCCATTCCATCAGAGAGGACAAAATTCAGATTACTATAATTTGGATTGCTTAATCCATGAGAATACACAGCTGACACAGCATCCTTTAGTCCTTGCACAATGTTTCCATCATGTAGAGATATGTTTAACATAATCCAAGAAAAGTATGCTTCTGAATCTAAGTATATAGGATTTGGGGAACCTGGAGAGCTGTAATCAACGAGAGGATAGCTATCTAACCAATCGCCGTCGAGAGTGTTTATCATGGTTACTATCGAATAGCTATCAACAAATCCATTATGAATAAAGCTATAATCTCTATTTCCCCATGAAAATACAAATGGATGGGGATCTTCTATCCCTGTGATAACTGATGCATTTCTCACATGTCCCAAGACAATTCTCGGTGGATCTTGTTGCATTTCAAGTATGGCAGCGCTAAAATCAGAATCATTATTAGCTGGATCCTCTCCTCTCCATACTCTTCCTACCTCTGTGATTGAATCGTCATAGGTCAATAAGCCCCATCCATCTGGGTTGTTGTTTGGGTAGTATTGACTGTTGGTTCCCATCGACCTTAGTTTATCAAGGCAAGGATTTGCAAAATAATACCATGCACCAGAGTTAGAGTTTGAAAGCTCACCGCCATTTAAACCAATCAAAGCCATAAGTTTACAATCCGCAGACAAACTACTGACTAACACAATAAACAAAGTTATCAGTAATAATGATTTTACAATATTCAAGTTCATTATATCTCCTTATTCTGTGTGTTATTCGTTGTTGAGTCCCAAATGTTGGTGTAAATTCCAACTCATTGTTTCTCCGGTTGTTTGAGGGCATCTGATATCCCTCGTTACTCACAATCTATGTAAGGCCAAGCGACCAATTGCATTGTTTTCATCTTG